TCTTTATTAAAATCACCTTTCTTGTAACATATTGATTACAAAATATTTAAGTGTATATTTTTAAGATGATTAAGAATATTTCCAAATAAATAATAGATATAATTATTTATTATAGGAAAATATTGAGAACAATATCACCACATAAATAGGTTGTAACTTATTCCAATTCCTATATACCATCCATTTGAGTAACCATATCCGGCTTGCAAACCCAATCCCCAACTTTTCTTCTTGGGCACAATAGTATGATAGATATCATTTGTCACCGTTTGATATACAATTCTTGGAAATATCTGCAAACTATCAAGTTTCGGACGATACCCGCTCACCCATGCCCGATAAAGGCTATCTTCGTAATAAGCCTGCTCACGATGTACAACAGTGTCACCGATGCGCATAGTATCTGTTAACTGGAAGACTAACAGAGGCGCCATAGGTGGCGATATAAGCAATGTTTCAACCTTTACAACAGTCTTTACCTTTGTCTCGGTATGTATTTCTACCGGGAGAGGCTCATGCGGGCGGAACCAAGCAACCATACAAGCCACCGCCAGCAATATGACTAATATCCAAGACAGCTTCTTCATAAGCTCAGATATTTAACGATACCATCAATATGTATCTGCGTAACCGTCTGTTTACCTTCTTGGGACAAAAGGTATTCTACATCTTCCTTGTTATCCTGAAAGAAATTCTCAGTGAGCACAGCCGGACAATTCGTGTCCCGGCAAATGGCAAGGTTCTGCTGCCAATACAATTGGTTGGGCATTGGTTTACGGACGGGAACTGGAATACATTCTGCTATTTGTCCCAGGCATTCAGCTAACCTGTTACTATTACTTGAAGCATTATTCGATACAAACACACTCCATCCCTTTGCGTTCATCCAATTAGTACCGGAACCGGCCGCATTGCAATGGATAGAAACAAGTATAGCTTTTTTTCCTGTCTCTTTATAGATGTCATTCGCCCGCCTGCATCGTTCAGATAAAGGAGCGTCCGTATCTTCTTTCACGATCCGTTCAGCATCAACACCTTTTTTACGTAAGCCGAAAATAACCATATCGGCAATTTCTCTTGTATAGGCCCACTCTCTCAATCTTCCGTCCGGTGAGCGCTTGCCCGGAGTATTTTCCCCGTGACCGTTGTCAATCAATACTTTCATTTCTTTTCCTCCTTACTTTTATTCATATATTCCACTACCGCCTGTGCTATCTCTGCCGGGTCAGCCTTGTGCTTCGCTATCTCGGTAGCCAATGCAGCTACTTGTTTCATCTCTTTGCGTTCCTTCTCATCTGCTTTCTCATAGATGGATTTAACCTCTATGGCTGCCACACCGAAAGCTCCCAGCAAAGTAATAAACGGGAAAATAGGTATATGGTAATCATAGTAATTATCCAGATACCAGACACCAGCCATCTGCATACAATCAACTACGACCAACGCAAGCAAAGCATTGTAATATCTCGCAACCTTATTCACTGTACGTTTCCATCCGTCGCTCGAAATCTTCTCACTACGTTGTTTGGCTTTTCTGATTCCAGCCCATAAATCGAAAGCTATAAAGAAAAGCGGCGTCAACAGGATACCGAAAAGCATCCAGGCCACAATAAATAATTCATCTATTCCTTTCATTCTACACTCTATTTTAAATTATTAATACTACCTTTGTAAGCAAATTGGTCTTTAAGGCCATATAGTGTTTATCCCGCCCAGCCAGTGATGGTAGGACGGGATTTTTAGAAATCTTTTAATTCATAAACTAACCCTTCATAATTTTGAAGTTTATCTACTAAGCTATACACACAATTTCGGATTTCAGCCTTAGCTCTTTGGGCATCCTGATCTGAATTTATAGCAACCTCTTTTATTGGTGACAATACCGAAACAGGATACAGAAGTTCATCTGAAATATGGCTGCAAATATCTTCAAAGCCGGATACAGAAGAACTGAAACCTTTCTCTGAGAGTGTTACTTCAAACTCTCTAATCTTAGCTTTGACCTCTTCACCTCTCATTAATACCGTAAGATTAAAGCCTACCGGACTACCTTCAATGCAGTCATTAAAGACTTCATGTGTCGGATTCTCTTGCATTAACTTGTACAATGCTTCACCTCCACAATTGGCTTCAACTTTAAATTTGTAGCCCAACTTTTCTATAAGGAAAATAAATGTTTTCATATTTTTTCAATATCTATAATATTCAAAGGAACATAAATGTAAGAACCCGAAGAAGCGACTCCCCAAAGAATACTGAAACCATCTTCCCCGACTTCTACGGTTTGTTCTAACCACTGGGTCAAATTATTTTTAGGATTAAAGTCCGTAGGTAGTAAAAAATCTGTTTCTACACTATCCACAGATACTTTCCATTTAGAACGTTCAGCACCTGAATTAGCCTGTATCGTAGAACAGAATAACCTAATTTTATAAGTTCCGGCGGAAAGACCTTCCATCTTAAATTCCCTATACTTTTCAGAATTACCTCCTGTACAGATGTTGTGTTCTAAAACCTCGTCAGGATATATACCGCTATTGTTCCCAGTAGAAGCACCTTTCTGTGATTCCATCATGTAACTCGTACCTTCTGAATCTACCTTAGTAATAGTTCCTAATTGTTGCCCTGTTGTAGTATAGAGATTTCTAACTATACTTTGAGTTTGAAGTGCTACTTTAACCAATTGGTTTGTCTCATCGTATAGCTCTCCCACACCACCTAATACGTTGAACGTCCATCCAATTGAAATAACAATTTTTTCACTGGGTTCTACAATAGTAATACTACTATGTTTAATCTCAGTTAGATTTCCTTCCGCATCCTGTAACTGTCCATACACCGTTTTTGAACCAATAGAAGTAAATGTGTAATTAACACTATCAGAGTAATCCACCCACTCAACACCTGTAAGGTCGGCTACTTCACCCAACCTATATTTGGTAGGAGCAAATGAACCCGCATAAGTAAAGGTTACAGGAATGATTAATGAAGTTGAAGTAATTTTGCCCCCATTTAAAATCAGAGCTTCCAACGTTAACGGAGTACTTACATATTCAATGGTAGCTGACTTAGTATCACTTATAGCTTGACCTTTACTAATTTGCGCATAAACAGTCTTTTGCCCAAATCCATCAGACAGGGTAAATTCAACCGTATTTCCTTCCGGTATGTTCTGCCAAGTAGCTGATGATAAATCTGTACTCTCACCAATTCGATAGCGAGTAGCTGCCCCTGTATAATTAAGTAGAACACTGACATCGCGTTCTTGGGTTGAAGAGTTTCCACTATTCATTGAAATGGAAAGTAATTCTACGGACTCATCATCAACAGCATCCGATTTATATTTACCCATATAAGGTCCAATGGGACATACTGTATTATACCAATTCAAATATCCTCTATAATCGAAACTGAAGGTAGTACCAAGACCTGCACTTATCAGAGAACTATCAAAAGCAATACAATAATCTCCACTTACGTAGTCTGCAATTTTTAAATCAATAACTTTCTGATACAAATCAGAGTAAAGAAAAACCTCATTATTGACAGCTTGAGACTCCCAGACAGCAAGTGTCTCCGGTGTCATGTTTCCAAACAATTGACCGTTATTAGCTATAATATTGTCATACATGTGCACACCTCTTATCTGTACGGTGTTACGTCCGTTAGCTGTCATTCCAGGCGTAGAAATTACATTGTTATGAAATACAATCTGTAAGTCATTATTTATAACTCCATTTCCTGCGGGAGCGTTAGTCGGATTCTGTTCGGGCGTATCGTAGGAAAATAAAAATTGTACCCCCATTCCGTACTTTGATTGTGCCACATTATTGAATATCTCAATATTACCGATTGGACCTACTTGCAAGTTTGCTCCATGACTATCAAGCAGAAAATTATTATAGCATTTACCTGAAAAGCTCTGAATGGATAGTCCACTTGTTTGAGCTGACTCATTTTTATAGGCACAATCATACAACCTATTGTAACACACTTCACCTACTGAATTGGATATCTGTACACCGTCATAGCCTGTATGTTCAGTATTATTTCGATAAAATCGGAAATTTGTCAGATAATGGGCTTTCTTTGTATATGAGTATCCTTTGATATAAGTTACGTCTTCACCTTTCAAATTTTTAAATGTAACAGTTTCGCCTGTATAAACAACTGTTGATTTTTCGGGAGTATAATAGCCTATATACCAACCCTCACTATCGGTATCATGCACATACATGTGATGCAGCCAAAGATTATTTAGCTCAAAATTTTCATTCCAGTACCAAGGATTAGAAGCTGTCGGATCGGTTTTTATAGATATACCCGCAAAACTACAAGCGAGTATCTCAAGTTCAAAAGCTTCAAAGTATTTACTTCCGTCCGGAACTTGCAAATGAATAACCGGCCATGTAATCTTATGGTCGGGATTACGATCTAATTTAATACCCTTAGAAAGATTGTAATATCCTCTTCCATCTAATACGACATGCCACATGGAAACAAAGCATATAGTATTCCAACTTGTACCATAAAGTGCCAATGGCGTGTTCTGGTCAATAGTTACCACCAACGGATTATTCTCAGAAAATTGCGGGGAAGGGCTTTGCTGCGGATTACCCTTAATCTCCGTATTAGCCAACCTCAAACGTGAAGTACCGTTTTCCACAGCTTTCTTTAATACAAGGGTATAGGCATCATAACCGGATGGAAGGCTATCAAGATTGATATCTTTATAATAGTTTGTGTCCGGAATAGTAAAAACCATATAGCAATCGTTTACCCCGGTTTCATAAACATCAATCTTTGCATCGGGATATCCGTCAGATACAATGCTCATTTTCGGTTCCTGTCCTTCCGATGGTTTAGCAGCCAAACGAGGAGTTATTGTAATCAGTTTATTAATGCGCTTACTGATAGTCTTCTGAGTACCTGTATCATAATACCGTGTTTCCACATCATAGATTCCTCGGGATGGAATATTTATTTCCGTAGAAGTCAGTAACCCACCTGTAAGAGTGAAATCAGTTTGTGTACGATGAGCAATAACATCCTCAGGAACACCGCTATCTCCGTTTTCTTTCAGAATAAACACTTCAAGCGTATGCTCACGTGATAAATCATAACCATTATCCGACATTATATTTATCGTGAAATTCTGGTCTGTACGGCTTATTTCTGAGGACACACCGACATCGTGATAAGGAAGTATCTGATTCTGCATTGCATACAGGTAACGTACTAATACAGTGGAAAACAATTCTTCCGCATTACGATAATTTACCGCCCGTACCTCTTGCCTTAAATCGCCCTCAGTACTCACGGGAACTGTTACCGAAGTATTCTGCGAAGTATTATCAATCGTTTCTCCCGCAGAAATGGAAGTGTCAGAGGTACTTCTTTTTGTAAAATACATCTTTTGTGCCCATTTTGTCACCGCTTCCAAAGTAACCGTTTCACCTACAAGCGGAAAAGCGTTGCTAACCTTCGTTGCTAATTTAACACGTCCAATACCACCAATTAGCTTATTTACATATTCCTGATTACTCATAACTTTCTTCTTTAATGTTCAACGTGTAATTGTTATCTTCTACGTACATACCTGTTTCCTCATTATATGTACATTGTAAAGATGCTGTGACTATTTGACCAAAGCGGATGAACGAGTGTCCATTATCTGAGGTAAACAGAGACTTGATGAAAAGATTTCTATTCTTGGAATTAACTCTTACAGTTATAATATCATCCGTAGGAACTATGTAAACAATAGAATTACTAAACGTTTCAAGGTCTGCCATATTAGTACCTTCATACCCTGTACTGGCATCTGTCGTTTCATCCCATTGTTCGCCAAATAGGTTATATGCACCCGGAGACACATTGTTAATAGATGCACGTAAGTAATCTATATCAAACTCCGGTGCGTATTCTTTATTTGATAGATAGGTATTTTTTAATGATTCCAGTAGTTTGTAGTCCGTACCTCCTTCGTCAATGTTCAGTATATTATCGGCATTACTCAATGTGGTTGAATCTGCCTCGTAACCCCGATTTTTATATTCTCCCAATTTTCTTGTTTCAAAAGAAAAGTCCAAATAATCACCTTCATTAATCTCAGCTTTTACCGGAGAAAAATTAATAAACCTTTCCGATGGGTTATTATTCCAAAATGCAGAAGCATAAATGTTATTACTTGAAAGATATTCTTTCACACCACCACTGTTGTTGAGGAAAGCAACATACGCTTTTCCTAATTTATTAATAAAGATATTATTGTAATTTGCCAGCTTCTCAAAATTACCTGATAAAAACTCCTGTGATGATGAGTACTCACCATTAAAGTAGACAGTGTTATTGTCAACATTGAGTTCTTTAATGCCTGAACAACCAAACATTCTTCTGACATAAGCGTACAGACCACCTGTAATATTGGAATGGAACAGATTACTTTTTATATTGAAGCGCTGCATATCTCCGGAAATACTGAAAGGCTGTCCTGCACAATTTTTAATTGTATTTCTAACCAAATCAAATTCACTGACTCCGCCGATAGAACATGCGTATTCAATCATGCCTGTGCCGTCAATAGTATTATCCGCCAATTTCAAATAAGCATTATTTCCAGAAATAGACAATACATTTGCGTGACCTAATCCACCAGCGTTTATGTAGTAATCTCCTTTAAGATAAGAACGGTTTATTTCTGCACTATCTATCCCATTCATATATACTACCACCGAAGAAGCTCTATCAAAATTACAGGAGTCTATTAGTGCATTAGAGACATTTTTTAATCTCAAACAATACCATGTGTGCCACTGTTTTCCGGAACTGTCCGTATAGTAGCCATTGAACTTACAGTTATGCAGAGCCACATTCTTAACCTTGCCCGTAGCGTCATTGCTACGTACCATAATAGCCGCTAACTCTTCAGGAGAAGCAGCACCGGAGAAATTGCAATAATTAAGCATGGAAATACCTTTGATAAACACATTGTCCACATTCTCAAAAAGCAATCCACCGAGCCACTTGCAATTGATGGTATATAGCCCGTTGCCGTTGATGGTTAAGGTATAAAGGCTGTCTTTATTCCAATCAGTTAAGGTAGATGTCCAGATTCCATAAGTTGAGTTCCGTTGTGACCCGCGTACCTCTGTAGCCTTCTTTACGCAGGAAATCATAATATCCTTTGTGAGTTTATCCGGATAATCCTCTTTTATTGCGGCAATACATTCTCCAAGTCCCGAATAATAAACGGATGGTTTGTCACTACGAATAAGAAAGTCCGTGTCGGTCTGAATTAGTTGTTCCTCCATCCACACATACATCGTATGGTCAGTATCCAAGTTTTCAAATATATATTCTGATACAGCCCCTTGACTAACAGCATCCACATTCAGTTTTGACACCTGATATCCATCTTTGGGGACAATCGTAATAGTTACCGTTCCTGTTTTAGTGGCTGTAATGTAGTAGCTGCTTTTATCATCAGATTCCACGACGTTTATAATATCTCCTGTAGCGGAAATCGTACATTGTCCAACATTAGCCGGATTTATGGAAATTCGTATAGAAATAGTCTCTAAAACACCTCCCTTAGCTTTGATAACTTGATTACTGTCATCCCAATAAACCGTATCATTATCAATATGCTTCCGTAATTTGTAGACAAATTCGTCCATCCATTCCGTCCACCCTTCATCCAGATAAGAGCGAGTATAGATACTATCATATTCATAACGTATCTGCCGGGTATCCCCGTCATTAGAAACCACGAGTATGCCCTTTATCTCTCCGCTACCCGCCTGTATAGCATACAGATAATACCCTGGCTTCGTTATATTATCAAATTCATCTTCAGGAATACTTCCTAAATCTATAAATTGAGCACTTGGTTCCATTGCAACCAATTGTTCAACTATTCCGACAAGGGTACGTCCAACCCTTTCAGCCGTATTTTTCCCCCAATTCGTTTCTTTACGAATTAGCGTTGACAACTCTTTTAATATTCGAAGTGTATCCATTAATCCCCTATATCAATAATTCGAACTCGTGAACCTCTAACAGGCTTAACCTTTACATCATCCCATGTCTTTAGGTATTCCAATGCACCAGATAAATAGCTCTCAGCTACGTTCATCAGATCATTATACCGATTTATCCGGTTTTTATCATCCATACGTGCAGCATATTCATCCTGAGGTTGTAGAAATCCTGCTCTTGAAAGCATAGAACCGTCATTCTTAGCCATTTTTGCGTAAACAAAATATGCCAAAGTGTGACGAATACCCTTAAAAACGTGTTTTTTCTGACCTTTATCGATATATTCACCTCCTTCTAATAGAAGTTTTTGCCTTTCGTCCAACTCTTCGCCTACGAGCTTTAAAAAGATGTCCGCTCCGATTCCCGGTATAATGAATAATTGCTCACATTCATCAATGAATACCTCAACCTCTGCACTATCCAAATGAATAGATGATACACGCGTGTATTCTTTCCAATTATCAGCTGTTAACAGATGTTCCATTTGAATCAATATATTTAAGTGGTCTTAGACTAAAATCGTGTGATATATTCACAGGTTCATGCCAATACTTGAACACCTGATCAAAGGCACGTTCTATGAACCTTTGCTCTGTGGTTACTTCACCAGCATAATATTCATAGGCATCCCGCATTACATCACCAGAAAAACCCAATTTACCCATGCGAATAGCATAGAATAACTCTTGATGAAATTGCGCATAAATCCGCTCTACAGTGCTTTCATCGGTTACCGTGAAATCTTTATCATAATTTTTAGTAGGGAAAGCAACAACTTTGGGTTCATCTTCATCCTCTTCCAGCTCAACCAAAAGAATTTTATTACCATTAGTATCTCCCTGAAACTTTCGCAAATCTTCAGGAGCAATCATCTTCTTCTCTATCACCTGCCCATCGACATCAACAGAAGGCGCTCCTTTCTTAGCAATAATCATGCACGATACGAGGAAGTTATTACGGACATTTCTATTCTTAACATTCGATAGTCCTTCATCCGTGCTCATTTCCGTAACAACTGGATCATAGATCGGAGTGTGGTATACGCTCGGTCCATCCAATGACACCCAAAGAACTTGCCCCTCATATTGATCTATTCCTCCTGCCGCTTCAACCTGTGATTGCACAACTTTCGGGTCCGGATTAAACACACATATTTTTTTCACAGTGTCTTTAGTCACTAATATGCTCTTTCCATTTCTGGTTTTCTTACCCTTCCAATCTGGATGTATTAGAATATGCCCTATATATCCATTCTCATCTTCTTCCTCCAATCTGCAATTCTCGAAAGGGATATGTTGCACCTCTACGATCTGGCAGAATACGTTATAATTCACATGAAGAGCAAAACCCTTAAACCTTGCAACATCTTCACTGAAATTATGTAGAATCGTATCGGATGTATCGCCTTTCTTATTCAAGACATATTCAGAGAAGTTTGTATCCTTGAACCCGAACCCCTCAATGAATTTCGCATACCTATTCAAACAGAGCCTCGCTGTTCCTGATGCAGATGTAATGGCGAGAAGATTCTGCGGATACAAATTATCCTCACCATACGTCTGCATTTTGAACTGTTGGGAATAACCAACACCTACACGGCTCTCTGGCTTTTTTGCTGTTTTTACGTTCATACATTACTCCTCTGATTTTTCATCATCACTTTCAACCTCATCCACTTTCTCCGAAGCTGCTTTCAAATACGATTCTAACAGCTTATTCGTGAGCTTCTTTTCACCCAATAAATAACCCTTGTAATCTTCTCTGATCTGCCTTTTGGTGATACCTTCTTTCAACTTTTCGGCGATTTCAGACACAAGTTCTTCATTCAAATCTTCGGGGATAGTCTTACCTATTCGTTCCTCCCAATTTTCTGGCTTTTGGGCAAACATCTGAATCTGTTTCGGAAACTTCTTTAAATAACTTTCTGCAGCTTCATCCGTCAGATTAGCATTGGTATATATCTTCCCACTTTCAAAATCTTGTAGGATCACTCCAGCCAACAAACTATATGCACATTTTTCTTTCATCTTCTTTTCTCGTTTTAAATAGTTACACACTTCTATCAAAGCATCTCGATAACAATCATTGCAATTCGTTCTTTTCAACTCTTTACGTAAGACCTCAACATAGAGCTTTGCAATGCTCTCTTTTTCCGATGTTGAAAACCCGGCATCAAACCGGGCTTTCAATTCATCGGCTAACTGTAAAGCCTCTTGATACGTCATGCTGCAACAGCTATTTTCAAGGTTTCAAGCTGTGTTGCTGTAGTTGAAGCATCCGTATTGAAATAGAACATTGCAGCCTTCGGAGAACCGGTTTCTTTCAGGGTGATTAACCAACCACCATCCGTATCTTCTGAATACTTATCATTTTCTCCAGTTTCTGCAGATAGCCCCTGATAATAGCCATAGACCTGATACTCAGATTTTCCATCGACTCCCTTATGTTTGTTTTTCAAGATTACAACAAAAGAACCATCTGCCAGCCCTTCAATCACATTCTCACAAACCTCCGGACCATTATCAAGAACAACAATAGGAAGTTCACTATCCCATTTATTCTTGTATGTACCTTTCGACAAAGAGGTTTTAGTACCAGTGAACGGAGTAGCGCCCGGGCATGCAACCGAATAACCTTTCATACCACTTTTCAAGACGAGTGTTTTAATCACATTCTTCGTATCACCGAATACGGTCTTAGCGAAATCAACATGCTTCCGGTTGATGATAATCCCATCTTCCTCAAAGCCTTTTGTTACGATATTATCGCAATCTACAATAATATCAGCCTTTAATAAGCTTTCACAAATTCCTGCCATAATTCAATTAATAAGCTGCGTGGAACATATCATCTTCAAGCAAGGAAGTCCCCATCTTACCCTGCGCATAGATGTAATTACGTCTCTCTTTTCTTTCAAACCATACATCGAGGTCTGAGATCAATGCATCCTGATCTGTACCAACCATGAACTGCTTGATGTTACCAAATACCATACGATAGGGAAGATTCAACTTTGTACCGCTGTTCTCATAGGCCCCAATGAATCTGTCCCAGATAGAAATACGGGCAATGTTCACTCCATCATACCTTGCAACGTCGAAACCGTCAAAAATGGTTTTCCATTCCATTTGCTCATGGTATGTCTTCTTTACATCCCAATGCAAAGCATCAGCCATGTACTTAGTCATCATAATCATAGATCCTGAATCAGCAGTGATACGGCTATCAGCATCCATCAACATAGTATCGACAATTCCAGTTGCAACGCCCTGGACTAACATAGCAGATTTCTGTTCAGAGAACGTTGTTTTAGCATTGGCGGCAATGGTTGTAATTTGCTTAGCATTAGCGGCACATTGAGCAAAGATTCTCTTAAACAAACCATCACAGGTTGTAAAGAGCTCTTTCTTTACATCATCCGTCAAGACACCTCCATCGGTGATATGCTTTGCATCTTTGTTACCGAACCAACCAAAACGCCAGATCATTCTCATCATCTGCTTTTCTAATGCCGGACGGATGATGTAGGTCATAAACTCTGTAGAGGTCAGATCACCGATCTCTGTGCCTGTCTTCAAAGTATACTCGGCAATCGTACCTTTCAATGCCTCGTAACAGATTTTGATAGGTATATTCCAATCACCCAACTCCCAGCGCTTCTGAGAATTCACAATGCCAACCTCCTGGTATACGGGATCACAACCTCCACCAGCAACACCGACATCATCCATATCTCCGATAAAAGCTACCGGATCACCATTCTTCACCTTTTTCAAGGTGGTGTACTTATTGAACTCCTCATCCTGATTGATGGTAAGAGGAATCAATTCTTTCAAATCTTGTACATCTTTCGGGTTCACCGAGATGTTCTCAAAAAAATTAGCCATAGGTCAAATTACTTTTTCTTGTTATACGTTCCTTCTTTTCTCTCACGAATCTCTCTCTCCATCGGAGTCTCTTCCGAACTTCCTTCTATTCCCTTACGAGCATTTGCACCGGATACAGTACGGGCTTTCACTTTGAATGTGCTGCAATTCTTTGCGAGCCATTTTTCACCTCCGACCATCTTTACAGCATTCAGAATTGCAAGATCTGAGGAGGTCTTAGCTTTTGCTTTTGCGCCTTCAAGCTCTTCCTTCAGCTCATCTATTTCTGTTTTTAACTCCTCAACCTCAGTCTCCAATTCTGTAATTCTTGTTTCTTCATCCGATCCACCTTCTTCACCATCACCACTGGAAGCCGGCTTAATTTCCGTTATCTTCCCATCAGCAACCACAATAATAGAACCATCCGGCATTACATGCTCACCATCAGGACTGGCCACATCTCCAACCTGTGGTTCACCTTCCTCTCTTTCAACCGTCAGCGTCCCGCCATCGGCTGTACTCAAATCCATACCCAAAGCTACGTCCTCAATTTTTGAGTAACCTAACTTTCCCAGAAGCTTATCTAATAAGTTCTGTTTCACTTCAACATTTCCTGTTTTAGCCATATTATTAAAATTATTGTTGTTAGAGCCCTTCTTAGCTGACGCTGGGGCTATTATCTCTGAAATGATACCTAATGCTTTAGCTCGATCTGTATCTATGAACTTATCTTCATTCATCAGACTTTGCATCTCATCCCGATTGCATTCGCATCTCTCCACATAGAGGTCGAGCATCTTATCTTGTTCTTTCTGCAATCCTTCCGCAGTCTTTCTTAAATCTTCTGCCGTCAATGAATCACCCAAAGCATAACTGGGAACCCACGGATTATGTACACAGATGTTTGCACTCTTATATGCCTTTCTCCGCTCTTTGGGTGCTGCCATCATTATGATAGTAGCCATTGATGCAACCTTTCCCTCGGCTATAGCTGAAATCTCTTTCCCTGATGCACGCAACTTGTCATAGATAGCCCAACCCTCAGAAACAGAACCACCATCACAGTGCAAACGAATATCCACTGTGTTGTCTTTCTCATCCATCCCAGAAAGAAACTCATCAATATCTTTAAAGCAAACTCCATCCATACCCATACACCACTTCAAGAACTGCTTATCTTCCTCTGTGGTAATTTCATTATAAATCTTTAGAACTGCCATATCTTAACCTTTTAGGACAAAGTTAGAGACAACCGAGAGCTCTAACGAATTTTTGTACATTATACGGCTATCATGGCGTGATAGCAAAAAAAGAGGGATATCCATCGGATACCCCTCTAAATCATCAATTAAACGAATCACAGCACTTTCACCGGCTTACTAAACTTTTCTATTATCCTGTATACTGTAGCCTGTCCAACCGAATATTCATCTACAAGGAAAGCTACAATATATGTCAGCTTATGACCTTCTTTCTTCATACGGAGATATTCATTGAACAACTTTATATACCGAACATCTGAAAGATTCACATTTGCATCATTCAGCACATTTATCGGCCCTTCATACACCTTTATCAAATCAAATACCGTCATACACTACCAAGATTTTCAAGATACTTAACTCTATTGGATACTGTGGTATATTCTTCCACAGACAAAACAGGAGAAGGAGCCATTGCCATACCCTTAGCTACGGCCTTAGCGAGCATATCTTCACCTAATGTCTGGTTATTGGATATAGTTGCATTTATAGGTATTCCTCCTCCCATCTGATTAAATGCTGATAACATAGGGGAGAACATCGAAGTAGCCGCTGCCGTCATAACACTTTCACCATTGGAAAGCATTGCCGGAATAGAATCGCTCGTTCCTGATCCAGGACCGACAACATCACCACCTTTTGCGAACTTTGCACTTTTTACGGTCTTGGTGGCCGTTGCAATATTAGCCAGAACCGTTGCAATAGTAGTTGCAATAGCCGCCATATTACCCGGGAACGGAACACTTTGCGCCTGGGCCACACCTGCAGCAATAGCCTTTCCTGTATTTACAGCAATCTCTCCTAAAGCAAGAACTTTTGATAGCTTGGCAAAAGTAGTATTCTTTTCACCCAACGTTTCAGTTAATGATCCTAATCCTCCAACTATGCTTTCTACTGCCTGATACTTCGTCTGTTCAATCTCTACCTCTTTATCGGTGAGTGATTGTTTAGAATCATTATATTCATTTTGAGCCTGTAATTTACGGAGATTGAATTCCTGAATACTTTCACCTTCAAGTTGCTGTATAGATTCCAATTCTACCCGTTTCTGTTCCATTTTCAACTGGAGAACTTGTACCTCATCATTTCCAGCGGCCGCAATCTTCGTCTCAAATTCCAATTTCAAAACTTTTTGCTGTTTCTGGATCACAGAATTGTCGTGTGATTCCATCAACTCATCATTGAGCAAATTATACTTCTGGCGAATGGCCAACTTAGTAGCTTCTCTTTCTTCAACTGATGCAATCTCAGAATTCGCTGCTGCAAGTTCTGCCTCTTCTTGTTTCATTAATTGCTGCAACTTCAACTGATACTCAGCCTCTGATCCCTTCTTTACAGTAGCCAGAAGAAGTGATATTCGTTTTGTTTCCTTCTCGATATTCTTCTGTACCTCTTCATCCGATAACTTCTGCAACTCATTGATCCTCTCTTGTTCCTTGGCTTTTATCGTTTGGTTGATTGCATCCTTTGCTTTCTGAGTGAGGTTCTTTTCTTCTTTGAGCTTCTTTTTCAAGTCCTCGATCTCTCTGTTATATGATAGGATGATTTGTCGCCTTTGCTTCTCTATGCCGTCTTTAATGAGGGATAACATGGCATCTTCTGCCTGCCGGATAGCTTCAATTTCTTTATCATCTTTTTCCTTCCGGATTTTTATTGCATCCTCAGCCGCTTTCTTTGCTGCATCCGTTTTTGTTTTTTCCTCGGTAACAATCTGATTATTTAATTCTGATCTTTGGGCATTCATTTCCCGAATCTTATTGTTATAATCAATATCGGCACGAATCACAGCAGCTTTTGCTTCGGCCAGCTTATTATTCATCTCTGCATCATTTTCTGCAAGTGACGCCTCCAGCTCCAGATTCTTCAGATTCAATTCTGCAAGTTGCTTCTTTTCATCCGCTTGTTCTCTTTCCAACTTGATAGCCTCCTCTAATGCGCCTTTTCTTTCCTTTGCTGAATACTTCTCCTTATCCGTTACCTTCGCCCTCAATTCGGATATCGCTTTCTCCCTCTCTGCGCTTTTCACTACTTCAGCACGTGTCTTTTGCTCATATTCAATCTGAGATTTCTGCAACTCAACTCTTTCCTGAATTTTCTGATTCTGTTCCTGGAACGCCTCACCCAGAATCGGAATACTCTCACACATTTTTCCGATCCATCCGAGCAGCTTTCCTCCAGTTTCTATAACAGTAAGTATGCCAGAAGCTAATCCCGTGATAAGGTTTGATATGAAATCCAAAGCCACCCCCAAAGGAGCCATTGCAACCCTCCAGCGATTCATATTATCCTCACTGCCTTTTATTCCCTTCACCAGAATAGATATACCTGTAGCGATCAAAGCCAGAAACGCAACAATAGGATTGGCCATCAGGGCGACAAACTGTTTCCCTAACATCTGAGCTCCTGTTTTTACCAAAACAAAACCATTACGAACACTACCAAGCTGTTTTACCATATTTACCGCTGTCATGGCCCACGGATTACCAGCAGTGACAAACCCCAATACTGAACTATTCAAATTGCCTGATTCTTCCTCTGCAAACTTCAAAGAAAGCTGTAGCTCATCCAGATGCTTTTTTGCCTTCTTCGTGGATTTCGCATGTTCACCTTCTGTCTTTACCAGCTTATTATATTCTTTATCCGCTTCTTGAATCTGCTTTTGCAAAGATATTAATGCATCTTTTACTGAATCTTCATAACGCCCTACATTACGATAAAATCTCTGAGTCTTTTGTTCGGCTTCATTCAGCTCATTAGTAACAGCATTAATATGATCTTGTAATTCTTTTCCCTTTGCACCTTCTCTTTCGGTTCGGCTCATCTCATCATAAGCCTTTGTTGAGTTAGACAGTTCGGCTCTCAATGATTTCAAAGAACCCTCATTTTCTTGCTGCGTTTTAAGATTGTTCCTTGCTTCCTTCTCTAATACTCGTATTCCGTCTTTAGCTTCTGCCATTTGAATCTTAATGTCTGCCATAGCAGCATTATATTCATTAAAGTTTTTCGTCCCATCAACAACCTCATTTTTCCACTTTTCTTGTTCTTTCTTTAATGCTTGAAGTTTATTCTGATATTCCAGAATCCCATTAATCGCATCCTGATACTTGACTTTGATACTCAATATTCTTTCATCTTCATTATTTGCCATACTATACCTCCAACTGCAACAATTTACATTCACACACTCCCGTATCCTCAGACTTTACCGAGATCAGGGCATAATACCTACCATATTGTCCCAGATAAACCGGAACCTTAACATCCAACTCTTTCAAATCAATATCACTGATACTAATTCTTTCGGTAATGATAACCGGATTACGGACCACCTTTTTATATGATTGATAATTTCGATCCAATAAGGTAGACCATCCCAAACCATTAAACGTTGCTTTTGACTTGCCATTATTATTCATTTCCAATAATATGCGGGGTTCAACTTTTCCCAATTTTCCAACTTCGTCATTATCTCCATATTCATAGAGTGGAATATATGCTTTATCAACTCTCATTTCAGTTGCTGCCAAAGGAAGAGTTACACTATCTTTGCTGACTTCAATAGTCTCATCATCCACATAGATATAACCGTCATAGCTTCCTGATACGGAATCATCTTCTTTCCATTTATACATATTCTTCTGAGCAAAACCATCAAGGGAGAATGAGATTGTTTTAGGCTTGTTTTCCGGATATGAAGCAATGACCTTCCTTGTCCAATTCAGAGCCTTTGACTTATTACTGATTACTTCATCCATTGATACGAACTGTATTGTAGCCTTATCTTTGACTACTGCGAATGTACCCGACATGGAAGCAAGAGCCTTCAGGAAATCAATTTGTTTTACGCTTGGTAAATTAGATATAATCGGGAAATAGCCATCACTCACACCATCTTCAAAAACTGAAGTTTCTTCTGTAAACGCCAATAATCCAACAACAAAAGTCGTAATTCCCCAATTATTCGTAAAGAATCCGGTATCGGCGAAAGAGAAGTAGATCACATCACCAGCAGATAATACTGTAGTATAATCATCATACTCAAAAGAAACAAACCAAGTTTGGCTACCTTTATTCTCCAAATCGATATAACTAACAGAGAAGACCTCTTCCGCAGCTCCATCTACAACTTTGTATGCAACAAACCTCGGATTGGGCATTGTAGAACCTGTAAAGTCAAAGAACATTCTCCCTCTAATATGAATCTTTGTATTATTCTTCAATATTTTCATTCCCTCATATTTGTTTTTATAAAGGCCAACTGTTTCCAAATAATCAGTTTTCTTGTAAGTTGATGCTAAAGCGCTCAAAACATAGCCATAATTATGATTTGGTCGTGTTCCATTGTCATACTCATAACTAATTCCAAACTGATTATTATCATCTTCTCCCTTTCCTTTCTTGGTCAACATCGGAACAAGGAGCTTGCTAATAAGATTATCTATGATATTTGCCGGAAATAAGAAATTGATACCGCTATCCCGGGATATCCTTTCCAATATCCAACTCGCCCGGACACATGGATGAATATAATTCTTTGTATCATAGTTCCTAATACCCATGTTCATATCAGATATGATAAAATTTGCTGAATCTTGATAATTACTGATCTCTCTTTTCCAGATAATATAATATTCAGGATAACTATCTTTCAAATCATTCAAGGTCTTATCGTCCTCGACAATACCAGACAGCAAACTAATATTACCCCATGTTAGAGCTATTTCAAAAGAATCTGATCCAGACATAAACACGGCCTTTCCATTCGGTATAATCTCAATCCCATTCCTGAAATACCTTGCCGAATGGAACTTTCTCGGATAATCCGTAATACATGCCGGCAAATCCGAATGCTTAATAATCCGTTGGTTCCTCACCGTCTTTGGTAACTTGATTGTATAGCTGTTATTACTCACAATCTTACTCAGATCAGTAAAGAGATTACTCTTATAGTTCAATGTGATCTTGGTACTATCATCCAGATCCACCAGTTCACCATCAATAAATAATAAATCGTTTCTCATAAGTTTTGTACTCTTGTTTCAGGTAAAATAATAGCGGCTATAAAATCTTGTAGATCAGCACGGGTTTTCGTGTATGTCCCAACAGACACATTAACACCCATCCATCGGTCTATCTCATCAGGGCCAAATCCCATATACATATCAATGACAGGAGACAATGCGAGCTGAAAAAGGAAATCATACGTATCACGATCCACAAGTGGAGCACATATATTCAAAGTATTACTTCCTGTCTTCCTCTGTTGTCTTCCACTTCCTCCATGATAGCCATTCACATAGTTATAATCTGTCATATTATTACGTATGAACTCTCCTTCATCTGATACTTGCTGACTTTCATCTCCTTTTCTGAAAAGCCAATAGCAATAAAATCCATGTCTATTTATCCAACGGAGATAAATCCCCTCTGTACAATCATCTAATATCAATTTTACCCTTGATGGAGCATTCAGAGCTTTATGGAAGGTATAATCAAACGTATAGTCGAATACACTTGAATCATCTTTTTTCCCAGGGACCTCAATAACTGCACTATTTGCCTTTGCTAATTCAAGTACAATGTTCCATACTTTCTGTTCTGATAACTCATAGGATGCTGTTTGTTTTCCGTTGACAATGACATTAGCGACATCCTCACCAGATGAATACATGCCAACCGTAAAAGGCAGATTACGGAAACATACTAATGTTCTTTCACCATTATACCTTTCGCCGATCCTCATTGCCCCCCAAATAACAAATGTCTCAAACTGGAAATTACCATCATCAGAACCATCCGAAGCATATAGAATCAATATAACCTTAAATAGCTTTCCTACTTTGCTATCTTTTGCACTGGCTTCTGAATAATCCACATCTTTAAAATCCACTGAATCAAAAGCTGATTGCATAAAGAACGAGGCATCAAAGAAACACCCAGAACTAAACATCTCTCTTTTTTCTGTGTGACTACTTCCTGTCTGTGTATCTATTACAGCCATCCCTATACTTGATCCTGTATATCCAGATACATTTATTACTACCGGATTGAAACAAAAAGATATTTCATCCGGATATTCTACGGTCGTACCGTTAATCACTTCCTTCCTCATTGATACTATTTATATTTATTGATTCTACATCTTTAGCGAATACTGTCATAATACGATCAAGTATGTTCTCAACCGTCCTCGGTATCTCATTTGAATAGATATCATCACGTCCTCCATTCCGGTACAAGCTTGTACCTTCCTTCCTGATACGATATGCAATAGCTCCGGCCAAACTCAGATCACCTCTTTCCTGTGGAGTATACTTCGGCTTCCATCTGGCGCTCGGCTCTCTGACATACGGAATAGGGGAGGCACTGATTCCCTTATCCTTCATCCATTTCAGTATCACAAAACGAAATCCACCTGGCACTGGACCGGGCTTTCTACCCGTCTCCAGAACTCCGAAATAAGCCCGACCGAGTAACACTCCACCAGCATCTGATATTTGCTTTCTAATGCTCTGCAATGTCCGTCCTGATGCTTTTTGCCCGGCTCGTATATGATTGGCTGTAACTCGCTGCATGAGCGAATCCAACTCATCACCGATTATCTCTAACTGTTTCTCCTTACTCATACGCAATTATAAGCCGACTCCTTTAACGACAATGGAACCCCTATACCAGATAATATATCAGACATCTTTTCTGTGATTACATCATAGGGAATATCGCCCTCGACAGCTTCAAAGTATCCTGATTTATTCACTTCTGAAATAAACTTCTTCGCCATCTCCTTCATAGATGAATAGATTACCTCATTCTCATCACCATCCGCATCTTTAGGCACTTTATCCATGAACACAATATAGCAATTAGGTTTATCCTTCACACGCCCATGGTTGAACGTGAACACACCAGAAATAGGCATAACGCAAATAATTGCAGGCAATGACACCTTAGATAATTTGCGATCAATTGCTTTCCAATCATCGAACACATACGACACCCCGGAGAACTTCTTTTCTACGATCTCCTTCAATTTACTTTCTACCGTTTTCGCTTTCATACACTTTTCTCAATCTTAGTTCATATTTAGCCTTCTCTGAATCAATCTGCAAACACTTATATACTCTCATCCAGGGAACAGACATCACCTCTTCATGATCTTTTATTCCCATACGCTGAGCATAATAGTCCACTGTCCCGAATATACCGAATCTCAGGCTTTCAATACCTGCCTTTCTCTCTTTATCGGTGGTCTTCCTATTCGTTGATGCAAATAGTTTGTTTATTCTTTCCATCTCTCTGGCTGCCCATGCTGCGAACCTGACCACCTCCGTCGCACTGGACTGCATCACTTCATCGGTGCTCATTCCCAGAATCACCCGTAAAGGAACTATGAACATACTATTCACCTCCTGAATGCCTTGGAGTTCTACCACCTGACCGAAAGTTAGATCATTCAGATCATTCGGTACTATCTTATCACTTACATATCCGGGCTTGCTCAATTGTTCAAATTGAAACGGCTGTTCAAAATACCCATGATATAGGAGCTTAAACCACTCCTCAAAACTCATCATCTTTCTTTTTGTCAATACCTCACTCATAGTATACTCTCATTTTATGATATAAAACTGACATTATGTAAACTCAATCAACTTCCATATAGGTAGCTTTCGCTCCACTTGAAACCCTACGAGCACTCAAGGTCTTTAGACTTACATAGCGGATAGCATCGATTCCATGATTCCAAACCTCGATTGGAACATTCAGCATAACCCCATTCTTATCAACCTTCCATTTATATCTTTTCATCTCTTGGATAATTCCTGTACTTCTTCGGGTAACATTGATCTTATACCTCTGTAGAATCTGGATGCCATTCTTTATGCTGTCTGGTCCTTTAGATGAAGGTCGTACATTAAATCCAAAACTATTTATCTCTGAAATACTCTTCGGTTCGGCACAATCTGCTATCACCACATCTCGCCGCATTATTCCGTTGGTCTTCATTACTCGCGCAATCATCGGGTTATCATATCCCGCCTCAAACAATAGCTCATCAACCCATAGCTCACCATGAGCAAGCCTCATATTCTCTAATGCTGTAGGGTCATTGGTATAACCAAAGTCTAACCCATACCAATTACCCTTACACTCCAATACCTCCGGCATTCGATCTACGATCCGGAATTCAGGGAAGATCAAACCTTTCAACTTTCCAGTCTTTCCACGGGCATATACTTTCCAAAGCTCATAATCCTCGATCTTCTCTATCTTCTCATGCTCTTCTTTAGAAAGGAAAGGGTTACAACGGTGATCAGATATGATCAGCTTCACATTCTTTCTCCCTATCACATTGTCATGAACCCAGAATCGAGCAGACGGGTTATAATCCAGAAAAACCTTTCGGCGAGTACGCATATCAAGCTGCCAATAGATACCGTATGCAATACCATCACACTCGTTTATGAATAATACATCACGCTTACCGGACTTCGCATCCTGTTCATCCTTGAATGAAGTAAATTCCAATACAGAACCATTGATACACCGAATCACCCTTTCGCTCTCATTGATATACGGGAACCAAACCTGTAGAATAGGAGACTGGTTTAGGATAGTCTTTGCATCACGATATGCACCCTTCTTCAAGTTGGGTATGTCCTGACCTACAATCGTAACCACAAGGTCAGGCTCATTCATTGCCATCTCAAAAAGAAGCTGCATGATAGAATACGTCTTGCCTGAGGATGTTCCTCCCTGATTGACTACCGTACGTTCTTCGGTTTCTTTATTCGCCATGAAAAGGTCGGACACCTCAAACAATTCATTTTCGCTCATCATTTACTTCATCTTCTGAACTCGCAAACTTTGCTCCTGACTTCACATAATTCACAGTCACGTTTGTGGCCACCTTTGAATCAACCTCATCCTTTGGCTTCTCTCCAGTGATATCACGGATAGCGTTGAATGCCTGGACATCTCCGGCTGCAGCTTTCTTGAATACACCGATAACTGCTGCCATCTTATTAGTCATGTCCTCCTCTGAGACACCCATCTCTTCCATCAGCTTCTTTGCCTTATCAGAATATACCGGTAACTCACCGAATATCTCACATAGCTCCCTCAACTTCTTTTTCTTCTTCTTGGCCTCTACTGATGCAAGCCCTCCCTTCCTTCCAGCCTCCACCGCTTGATCTCGGCTTACTTTACCTTTTTCAAATGGCTTTAAATTTCCGTTTCCTTTCTCTTTCTTCATGTCTTCATCCTCCAACCTTATCATTTATCACATAATGAATAGAAATCATCCTGAGCCCCTTAAATCCCTTTGATCGGTATATGGATAATAGGGTTGTAATCCTCCAACTTCTTTTTCTTTGAACGACCTTTATTCGTTGTATCCATCTTTACAATATCAGAACCCCACTTTTGGCGTAGAGCTTCTATCTGTTGTTTCTCCCGCTCCCTGTTTCGGTATGATGCGCATCCTCCTTCATTCACAGACTGCTTGCATACATAATGGTAAGCGTTCAATCTCAATATGACTCTCTCCAGATTTAATTGCTGGAGCGTCATATCATAATCTTCCTTCAATGGAAGGGCTTCATCGTAGAAACACCTGTTCCCTTTCATGAAACACTGGAAAGGACCCAATACAGGGGAGACGGTAGAGAATGGGGATGCATGACGGTATGCCATTGGATCAGTGTTTATATTCACTCCCCAGAACTTTGCCCCGATATCCTCTGCAATGATTGAATACTTTTCTATGAACATCAGGAAATCATCTGTCTCTATCTTCTCTTTTATGTATCCAAATTGGCTTCCTTCTTGCTTAACATATCTCTCCAGACGGTAGAGATCATCATCAACAATACAAACCACATCATAACCGGCTGCCATCTCCTGACGTAAGATGTAATTCCTTACCCTCGCAACATTTCCCTGAATACCTTTCGGACATGAGATGATCTCTGCATCCGGATAATGCTCTCTATACTCATCCTCTTCTCCTTCATCTACCCAAACTTTACAGAATGGGAGATAAGCCAACGTAAGAACTTCATTCGCTCTTTTATAACTGGGTGCATTAACTGATATCTTCATCTCTTTCTTCCTTTTCTCCATACTTTAATTCAAATATTCTCGTCACTGTAGCACAAATGATCGCTACTACCGGTATCGCACATATAAGCACTATTGCTATTCCTCCAGATTCTATCATGTTGTCCCTTTCTCTTTATGATTAAGAATCTCATTGATTGCATTAGGCCCATTCAATACCCGGCCGACTGAATATTTTTCTCTTCCTTTTGGGATGCTACCATCTGAACGGGTAGAAAGACACTTCACGGACTTTAAACCAAACAAGGTTTTTGCCTGTAACCAATCTACCTCGTTATCGAAATACAATACCAGATAATTATGCTCTTCATTCAATACTTCTGTGAATGGTATATCTCCCTTTACTTCATCCGGCTCCGGCTTTTTCTCATAAATCTCCAGACCGATACACCATTCGGTAAGCTCATCAGCCTTCCAATTCTCTGCAAGGATATCTAAATCATTCTCACCAAAGGCATTATTATCCTGAATGATATATTCTCTGAGCTTCTCCGGGGGAGTGTCTTCCGGAAGAACTTTACATAAGACTGTTTTATATCCCAGTTCCTTGTAAGCCTTCTTACGCTGATTCCCTCCCAGAACTACATACTTTCCATTGAAAGGGTATACCTTTACTTCGCTGAGCTTTCTCATCTCTGGGGAACGCTCAATACTCATCTTCAACTCCTCAAACCTACGCTTTGATATCTTCCTCGGATTCTTCGGCACTCCGGGAATCTGCCCTTTGTTCTCCACCAATAAATCAATTGGTAACTCTTTGATCTCTACATTGAAATCTTCATCAACCTTCTTCATACTCATTTAGAATAAATTTAATTGTTCTGGTACTGGCGCCTCGATCTTAGGCACATAATCAAACTCTCTCACTTCAATTCCTAACTTCTCCATGAACCACTCCGCTACCAGATGACGGTGGCAGAATTTCTCCGGACTCTCATAACATAATAAAGCAATAGCTACCTTTCTATCATTCCTTACCATGATCTCCAAATCCTTGTATACCTTCATCGGAGAATTCATTTTCAATATCTTGCTGAATTCCTTACGGTACTCATCTGAACTAAGCCCTAACATACCTCTTCTGGGGGCTAACTCTACATAGGTACGCCCGCCAAACCAACGGGGAGTGATAATACTAATCGATACTGGAAGAATATTACTTTCCTGTAATCGCTTAAGCTTTCCGAAATAACTTGTATAAATCTCCATTCTCTTATCTTTTTGCAAATGCACGCAAACAACAATAAAGAGCAAACAGAAAGACGCTTATACACATCTATCCGTTTGCTCTCATAACACAATCAACCTCTTAATTAATCTATCGGGACCCACCCAAGAATAAACTTAATGTCTCAGAGAATTTCCCTTCCTTAATCCACTGACGGGCTATCTCGGGTGGGACTGCTTCGGCTTCCCTTTTCACTCTCTCCCTCTCTGCATCTTCCTTTTCCTTCCTGTCATAATAGGATGCTAATGCTTTCATACGTTCCGCCATGAACTTCTTCATAATCGACATCAAGCGGACAGTATCGAGGATTCCATAGAACTCTCCGAAGGTTCCTGACTTTACTTTCAGGAAGAACAATGCAACCTCCGCGATATTCAGATGGCCATACTCGCAACTGATAATATGTGCCGCTTCATCCTTCTGCGTTGACTTCATCTTGTCCCTTACATTGCAAAAATCATTCAAATCCTCAATCATTACCGCTACCCAATCTCTCAAGACTTCAATGCCATACACTTCACGAACCTCCCACATCGTAGGGTAATTCATTTGACTACATGAGACATAATCAGCAGCACACTCTCGTAACCTCCATTGAATGGTAGGGTTGAATCTCGTGGCGAATTCTGTCGGACCACCGAAGGACTTAATGATCTCCGTTCTTCTCCCAGAACTTACGCTCGCTCTCTGCAAAGCGTTCATTGAGCGATTCCTTGTAACCATCTCCTTCACCGCTCTTTTTGCTACAGCTCCGATTGCTTTCATACTGTTTCTCCTTTTGTTTATCGTTCAATAACCATTTGTTTGCTAATGAGTCCCAACGCCAGATCACGGCTCCCGAAGCCGTATGCCATCCCAGACTATCATAATGAAAATAGAATTGTTGTGCCTTCTCCTCTGCATCTACTACTCCAAGTCCAGAATAGAAATCTTCTACCTCTTGTAAGGTAGGAGGGACAAACTCTTTTTTCTTTCTCTTCTCTGGTTTTGCCACCTTGAACAGCTCATCTAAAGGCTTCTCAATCTTCTTTCTCTTGGGTGGCTTCTGATCCGGCTTCTGTTCTTCAAACACCGGGGTAGGTTCCGGAGAAGGTGCCGGTATCTCATCTACTTCGATATCCTCCGGTATTACCGTTTCTGCTTGTGGCTCTGCTGTTCTCATCGGACTGCCTACCTCGACATTATATAATATCTGGTAAACAGGGGCAGAAGATCTTCTTTCTCCTTCCTTGAAATCGATCAGGCCGCGATCTCTTAATTTCTTTCTGGTCACACAAATTGTTTTTTTCGTGATGTTTATTTCCCTCTCAATATCTCTTGTCTTAATTTCTACGATATTATTTCTTTCCTTGTTATTCCATTGACTTAATAAATAGAAATATAAACACACCTCTGTAGGAGTGAACGGCTCAATCCTATTCATCCGCCAGAACTGGTTTATCAAGTCAATATAACTCATCCTATATACTCTCTAATGGCTTTTACAAACTCCTCCATCGAATGACAGACAACATACTTTCCTTTTACCTTCTCAACTAATCTCTGAAAGACGATCTGGCTCTCACTCTGTTCTCCGCCTGGCTTCTTCATTTCAATACATAAGAATGCATATCCTGATCTGGGCAAAAGCAAGATCAAATCTGCAACTCCTTTTCTAACACCTTCGTCCTTCATGATCTTTGCGGTCCAGGCATTTCTTGCACCACCATTGGGCACAGCAAAAAAAAGTGGTTCAATGGTAGGATACTTCTCCCTAAACCACTTTACACAATCTTTCTGAATCTGACTTTCTGTCTGAGGCTTCATATTTGCATATCATTAGATAAATTACTCTATAAAAAAGTCTTGGATATTCCCGCATTTATCACACTTAAAAGCACCGATCCAAACTTCACTTTCCGTAACAATGGACTTTTCAAGGATACCTGATTCATAAGGTTCAGCATGAGGGCTGTAGAAGAAAGTACCCGTGACAAGTGCAAGTCTACCACCGCATTTGCTACATACTTGTTTTTCATTATCTTCATTCATATCTTATTGTTTTGATTAAATCAGAAACATACGCCCATCTGATAACATTATAGTCTTCAAAATCCTTTCTGATATTAGATGTAGCAAACCATGATGTTAAGTTCCCGCTACCAACTTGCACGCATATATGCTCACCTTTCTTCGGCTCCTCACTGACTTCATGCCATGGGGATTCTTTTCTCCCATTTTCGTAACCTTTCGCATATACTTTCCGTAAATAGCACTCTATTACATGAGGTTGGTTTATTCGATTAGCCAATTGGCTTACTATGTCTTTTAGCTTCATTTCTTTATAGTTTTGAGGATTATCTCCTGTGAGTTTTTTTGTTTTTGTTCTTCTTTCTACGCTTGGCGATAGCCTTTTTTCGATGAGGAGACATTTCTTCCCATTTCTCCCGCTCGTTATCAAGCAATACACCGCAGAAACTTTCCCTATAAGCTCTATTGGCAGAGCATTTTTCTTGTCCGTAATTAGACTTAGGGCAACAATCACATCCCATATCCTTTGCATTTTTCGTTAAACACTGAATCTGCCTGCTGAAATTGTTTCGTAAAGCGGTTCTCTTTATACTCTCTCTTGAAAGTCGCATGTGCTACTTTCTGTGTAGTGCAGCCTACCAGTGAGGCGGCAGCAAGAACTAGTAGTATTTTCTTCATATCTATTCAGTTATACTCTATTTATCTCATCATTGATTCTGAACATACTGTCACTTATGAAGTCGTATATCTTATACATAAGTTCAGGTTCTTCCTTTTTCGGGGAGTAAACCATCACCCTTTTACCTGCACCTTTCATCCATCCGGCTTCTGTGTTAGCAGACCGACCACAAGGAAGAACCATAACGCAGACATCAGCCCACTGCATACCGTTGAAATCTGAATCAAATCCTTTTTGTGCAATCGGATGATTGAGGGCTTCTCTATATTGCGCTGTTGTCCAGTACTGCCAATTAGGATCTATATCAGACCATTTGAAACCACCATTGCCATGAGGGGGATTTTTAAAGTCATAGACCTCATGTCCTAAATCACGGAGAATATTTACAACGTCCTGTTGAAATACATTTCTCCAGCTACTTGCTACATAAATTTTTGCCATATTATTTTTTATTGTTATTTTTGAATTTCATTTGCAATATTGCAAATGATCTATTGTTTTAAGTATGAAGAATAAAGGTAATTATGACAAGCTCATTTCATCAATAAGTTTACTAATGGATAATCTTCGAAACGGAGGATATTCTAGCACTTACACTTACTCTGTATTTCAGAACCTCAATGACATTAAGAAGGATTTATCATTGGTTATTGATCCTGAAGTAGACTCAACTTATAATAAAATAGGTCCAATCATCAATAAAATTAATTGCGAAATTCATCAATTAAAAAAAAATGGTATTAAAACTACTTCACCGAAATTGACTTCATTATTTAATGAAGCCGGACCAATAATTTCGCAATGTAAAACTCATTTGCATTTTGCTGAGAAGAAAACAACTACCAAATCTTCTGACTTTTTCAACACATCAAATAGCCTTATAAATTTTAAATCAAATACAAAAAGTAAACTTGAAAGAGCATCCTATATAGCAGCTATTATTGGAGCTATAGCAACTGTAGTCGGAGTTATCCTTTCAAGGCTAAAGTGATTTTAATAGTTCTTTTTTTGTTAATTATGATGCTATCTTTTTGCGGATTAAACCGATGTTCTTTTTCACCAGTCCGATAATCCTATCATGGTATTCGGTAACATTATTACATACTCCACGAGACTGTACGATATCAAGTGTTCTCAGATTGATTTCTATAGTTTCAATGCGTTTGTCACCGATGCGTGCCGACATGACTAAAGAATCCTCTTTTCTGTAATACTTGTTAGCAAAAACGCAATGGTGCATTTCCATACCTTCTTTCAAGAAATCCATGACACTGGGCAGAACACAGATCCGTATAAGATCATCACCAAAAGCGATATCCAGAAACTTACCTTTCAACTTCTGGTATAGTTTCTCATCCTTTAAGGCCTGTTGCAACTTCTTTTCTGCTGCAATCTTAGCATCTAACTTTATCTTAATCTTCATCACCTCATCATGGGCCTTCTTTAAATTTGCGGGGCATAAATATTTAGGTGAACGGAGGTCTCTTCCAATGGCGTCAGACATTTCCAGATAATCAAAATACATTCTCAGATCAATTCTTTTGCTAACCTTGAAACCATGCCGTTTTGCTATCTTTATCGCTGGCCAATACTTTCCTACCTGAGTTATATTATACTCCATATATTCCAATAATTCCTTTTCTCCCTGTTTGATTAACGTTTCTACAAATGGATATCGTAGAAGCATCTTGAATAGAATATCAGGAATTATGCCATGATAATTATCATCAATTCCTGCGTATTTCAGTTTTGGAAGCAAACGAAGGGTTTTGATATAACTGGCCCAAATGTGGTATTTATCTTTTATGCCACAATCTGACCGTATTTCCATGTCTGAACTCCAATACCAATGGTCATAAGCTCCATAACAATAGCTGGATGATCTGGACATGATTACTTCAATACCTTTTGGAGATATCCAGTTCTGAACAGCTTCATTGATCTTCAATTCGGCAGGTTGACCAACGCGACAGGACTTGGAAATAACATAATGCCTTAGTACTTGGAAACCTTGGATTGTAGTGATGATAGTGAAATATTGAGGCTGAGGTGAATATTTAAGTTTCCGGCAACTTGTTACCTTTAAGTGCTTACCACAACATGGACAATGCGTTCCTAATAAGGAATATGATAAGTACGATTCTTTGGCTTCAAAGACGTTTCCGCACTCGGTGCACCATATCTTTTTAGCTCTGTAGAAACCTTCCAAAGTGAAACAAACCTTTTCGGCCCATTTCTTTTGATAATCGGTAATGACTGGAAGTTTAGAATGAAGCACTACCACCTGTTTCTGTAATTTAGTCTTTGGTTCCATGGTATTAGAATAAACTCATTTGTTGATCTTCGGGTACTTCTTTCTTGGCCCGTGACGACTTTTTTCTGAGTAAAGCATATTGTTCTTCAGTCAGACGTTTTATAGCAGCTTCACGGGCTTTCTTCTTGTCTTCTTCGGTAAGTTTAATTGGCTTGGCTACTGGAGTAGAAACTGAGGTTTTAACGTTAGCTGAGATCTTGTTTACCTTGATGTCATCTTCATCATAATAATGGATAACCAATCCGAACACTTCTTCATCGGACATACATACGGCATTACCTCTCTTCTTAGCTTCTCCCATAATATAGGAACAACATTCATCTATATTCTTACCTTCCTTCGCATAAGATTTTGCAAATAATTCATCCTTTTTAGCCTGATTATCCAGATAAGACTGGATAGCTTCTTTCAATGGGTTTTGTTTACTCATAGCACTTTTTATTTAGAACATTAATAATTCGATTTCAAAACACAGAAATATGATAGATACACTCAATCGATATCCACCATTTCTGTTTTTATTTTCCCAGAATACCCCAATAACTGGAGTTAATAGGGCCTTGTCTCTATTCAACCTTAGTTTCATCATTATCCCCTTCCTAAATTTTATCCTTGAACATATCCATAGCGAGGTTTAACATCTGCTCTTCCTTACTTATTGTTGATTCCTCCACAACATCATCCGTTCCTGTTACATCATTGCTGATCTCCTTCTTTGTTTGAATGACTTGATACATATATTCATCAATCGTTCCTTTTCCCAACAGATAACGGCAGAGAACCGCATTCTTTTGCCCATTACGATGTGCTCTGTCTTCCGCCTGGCAACAATCTGCATACGTCCACGGGAACTCGATAAACAATACATCTGAACTGGCTGTTAGCGTCAGACCTGTACCACCAGACTTGTAGTTAAGCAAAATGATTTTCGTTTTCTCATCCGTCTGGAATGCATCTACTGATCTTTGCTTTTGCACATCATTATCTTTCCCTGTGACAGTAACCGCATCCGGAAACGCTTCATACAATTTGCCTATTACATCCTTCAGGAACCCGAATACAATCAACTTACTTCCACCATCTACCGTATCATTAATCAACTCAATAGCTTCTTTTATCTTTCCACGGGCAGCAACTTGTTTCAAAATGGACATCTGTACCATTACTTGACCTCTCATTGCCTTCTGAATCTTTTCATCATCGGCTTTCTTATACTTACGTAGATACTCAATCAGATTGCGTTCAGCAACATTGTATTCATCTCTATTCGTGATGTCTACTGTAATATACATTCTGGTTTTATCCGGTAGCTGAGTGAGCACATCCTTCTTCAATCTACGGAAGAAACAAGCCTTTCTTAATTTCCAATTCAGTTCCTTTGAGTTGCTTGATTTACTGATTCCGGAACAATACCTTTCCGTGAAATACTTATAACCTCCAAAATCATCTAAACGATCCAATATCTTCAACTGCTGAATGAGATCGGTATTGTTATTTACTACTGGAGTACCTGTAAGTAGAAATATCCATTCTTTCCCTTTACATATCCCTTCGACAAACTTACTTTGCTGTGTTTTGCTGGACTTACATTTCTGGCTCTCATCAACTATTACGGACCGGAACAAATCTACGCGGGAATCAAAGCAAATACTTTTCAGGGTGAATCGACTGGATTCTTTGACACCAGACACAAAGAACTTTTTCAGGCTCTCATAATTTGTGATGAAGACTTTACACATTGGTTGCCCTTGCTGATTCTTCATCTCCCAAAATGACTGCCAGGTCTGCCGGTTCTTATCATCCAAGATCACCGCTTGAATACCTGCGAACTTCATAAATTCCCTTTGCCAATTTAGTTTCAATCCTGAAGGGCAAACAATAAGGCACGGCCATGCTTTCGCTATCGAGACCGTGCCTATTGCCTGCATCGTTTTGCCCAATCCTGGCTCATCACCGAAGAAACAACGCTTATGAATGAGAGCATACGCAATTCCTTCCTTCTGGTAATCATAGGGTTCAACTTTTAAACCATGTTCAACCTGTAATTGTGGCATGGGAGGGAGTGTATAGTCCTGTACAGGCTGTTCCTCTTTGTAAGCCTTGACACCTCCACAATATCGATTTTGAACTGCCCAATCAGCCATCACTTTTAGATAATTGTAATCATCAGTGCTTACCTTCCAGAACTTACCATCCATGTTCCATTCGGCACTTGGTATCCTCTTCACACACTTCAACATCATAGGGTGAAAGTCGAATGAAACCTTATAGCAATTCGGAGTGAGTACAATCTTTAAAGGACCTAACATCTTACGCTGCGCTCTTAGTTTTTTTGGTTTTCTTCATCTTCTTCACTTCCTTCTCCGGCTGCGGAGCTTCACTGATTGCGATATCCGCTTGTGGAATATCAACACCACCTGTCAGAGTTTCAACAGAACCATCAAACGGTGTACCGTCTCCATCTTCAAATAATTCTCCCTGTTTGATTGCCCATTTCTTTTGCTCAATATATTGCCGGACTTCAAATTTGATATTCTCTATCAATTGATAAAGGGCATCGGCATATTCATACTTATCCGTCTCTCCATCAAGCATAGCAGTAGGGCTATTCAGGTTCAGAACCTTGCCTGTTAACAACATCCGGCAGCCGGTGATCTGGATTCCATTATTTATGCTATCTCCGGAGATACTGACACCCTGAACAGATAATTTCACCGGAAGATCATCCTTCGCTCTTACCTCTGACAACGTACTGTTATACGCTTCTCTCTGTTCTGTCAATACTGCAAGGTGAGGTATCAGCGCATTCATCGCTTCTCTCAAATCCTTGTGAATGATATTTCCTCCCTGATGCGTTATCACATCACCATCAGCATTAGAATACACTACCATACAGGTGTTATCCTTCGTGATTTTCACTTTTTGAATTTCCATCTTAAATAATTATTAATTAATAAAAAGAGCGAACCAAACGGCCCGCTCATCTTCTTCCATATTCTCCCACGAAACTTTCATAGAACCGATCAATCGGTAGGGGTAGATTAATACCGAGTTCCATCACTGCATCTACTTGAATCTTCGTCATGAAGTCCGACATCTGTTTGGTATTCAGCTTGGAAGAAGTATCATATATCATCACCTCCTCACCATGAACGAGAGCCAAACGGCTCAGGAACTTCTTACAATAATACAGGTAGATATCATTCTTCGGTGTACCTGTCTCATCCTCAATACATCCGAACCACATCCACATCAAATCATTCTGGCTTATTGTTCTTTTCTCTGAACAACGAACGATACTCAACTTATATCTGCCATTTCTGAGCTTAGAACATAGATAATCAAAGTCCTTTGACATCTTCACTTCACCATCATGCTTTGTTAGTATCGCTTCCTCTGCCATTATTTCCTTGGTGTTACTCTTATACTACCTTTTACTGCTGTCTCCTTCAAATACATCTTATAAATTGCCGGCTCACATTTCTCCAGCCCCTTCGTATCGAGCGACTTCTTTGTGGTGGGCATCACCCGTGATACGATAAACAACTCATGCTCACACTTTGATTCTCCGGTTTCTTCCATGTATTGATACAATTCTTCGGAGATACGTTTCTTTTCCTCTGTGAGCTGTTTTATCTTCCCATCTAATGAGATAATAGTCTGAGCTCTTTCAAATACTTCTACAGGGATTATTTGCCTGCTATCTGGCAAAGGAATTTCAGAAGATATAAATGGTTCACCCTTCATCTCACAATCAAACAACTTCTGTATCGTATCATTGTCGATTCTCTGAACCTCTTTCAATTCTTTCACTTCATTCCTCAGCCAGATAGCATATAACTTCTTAACTCTCAGATGAGGGTTTTGCATCTCAAACATATAGGCATAGATACTCAACTGCCAACTCAGCCAATCAATATCAAGCTTTGCCGTGGTTTTTATATCAGCAAGATATACCTCATCATCATTTTCTGATTCACCGTCAAATATGACATCCACACTACTTGCAAAAGCAAGCTCATCTGAAATGAGATATTCATTCGCTATTGGCTTCAACCCATGCTCTTCTTTCAGGAGTTTATAATTCTTCGCTTCCAGAATCACCGGATCAATACCTAACGCATCCACCAGCTCACATTGCTCATGTATCAGCGTTCCCCTTTTTGCCGCTTTTTCCAGAATTTCCTTTGGTATATCATCATACTTGTTCTGGAAAAGCTGATTGCGTAGGAGGGTAGTTACACCCTCCAACAAAATATCCTCCAGACGGTAGGTATGTTTTTCTTGGTCAAACACTACCGGGCTTTCTCTTAACTTCATCTCCTTTCGATCTCCTTTCTTCGCATACTCAACGCATTCATAAACTTGCTGTTTCCTCTGAATCCCTCACACTCATTATATATCTGCGTGAGGTCTGCCGTGGTTTTCGCATTTCGAATCAACTCCAATGCAAGGTTTAAGCTCTCTTCATCTTCCTGCTTCTCATCCTTACCATGCTTGTTGGTAGCATCTGGGTCCTTTGTGTCATCAATACAGAATAATCCATTCAACGCATACTTTCTTGCATAAGAACTACACGCTCCAGTAACCTGTGAAGATGCCATGCCTTTTAATATCTCATCCTCACGAGCCATCGCCGATGTCTGAACTTGTTCTCCCTTACTGTTGGTAAGGGTTGCCGTTGCTTTGATGTAGATACGATTACCAACCTGCACCACATCATCCGTTATCACCAATGAACACTCACACTCTGTCAGAATGGGTTTTACACTCTCCAGAATATCCTCACAACTCCGGTACTTATATTTCCCAAAATTGTTGTACTGCCCTTTAGGGGCTTTCAGCTTCTGCTGAATTGTTACTAATTCTTGTACCATATCTCAACTAATTAAAAATTAATGATTCGTGGAGAAACCCGGAGTCGAACCGGGATGAGTTGCCAAGCTCACCACATCTAAGGTTGGCATTCCTATTATTGAGTGGTGCGTCTACCAATTCCGCCACTTCTCCAAATAAAAAGGGTGCACTATCTTCACAGACGATACACCCGGTATAACAACACAAACAAAACACATCTCCAAAAGGGGAGAATCATCCTCACGGGCTATACTATCATCATTCTTTGCCTGAGCTATCTTGTTCCTTCCGATCAAATAATGGTTTAAATAACCCTCTAAAAAACAAATATCCATACCCCAGACCGATAATCTGCAAAACTATCGCCTCACAACACACCAACCCAATCGGCAATGATAACATCACCAGAACCGAATAATAAAACCAATCTTTTACTTTCATCATGCTACAGCATTACGCAATACATCACTTGCATTGCAATACAACTTTCCATTCTGTGACTTACTTTTCTTCTCCGTTCTAATCAATCCAGAATCAATTAACCTCTGCAAACGAATACGTCCTCCGACAATGGCAGCCGAGAACCTGAAACCAAATGTCTTTTGATTCATCACCCGATAGATCGTAACTAAATGGTCAAATTGATTTATATCCATCTTCATCACCTCCTCCATAATCACATACATATTCTGTCTTTCGACCTCTTCTCACTCTCATCATTCTCATATTATCCAGATTATTGCAAGTGACCTGCATAACCAGAAATAGGGCAGAGAACAATAATTCTAAACCATGCTTGCGTATTTCTTTCAATTCGAATCTGCGCTGCACTTTCTCACAAACCATAATCGAGTAGGAGGTAAACACTAATCATAGGTGTTTATCTCCTATTTTCGTGTTTACCGACCTCTCACACCACCGTACATGCGGTTCCGCATACG